GGTATGTTTGATATATACATTAACTCGTTTAATAGCTTATAACATTTAGCTAATACTCAAGTTGATGTTGTTAATGCTAAAGAATTAATACAATTAATATGACTTTCGTCATATTTAAATGAATTATCTTTAACATTATCTTTTATCAAATCTAAAGAACACTCATATATGTCCGGTAAAACTGTTGAATGAATTTCATTCAATTTAACGGTTATATCAGACATTAAGTCTTCTATAGAACTAATGAGAAATTGACTTAATAATTCTTTCCTATGTTTATAGTCCATAAGGGCTACAGATATAGAGTCAGAACTAATAAGTTCGGAGTAATCATTTTTTAAAGCTTGCTTTAAAAAATTCATTCCTTCGTTTTGTGGATATAATAAAGTCTGTAATAGAAAAGTCCTTATAACTGGAAGTTTAATCTTCTCAGATGAAGTACTATCTATTATAGCCTTTAAAGGGAAATGAGAAACTGGAAAGTTTCTTTCTGATAAATGTCGACACAATTCAGGAACATCTAAGATGTTCTTTTGAACTGCTCTACATATATTAGCAGAAATCCTTGATACATCGAAACCGTAATTTAGATTTCGAGAAACATACTCTGCACATAGGTTATCCTCTGTACATTGTTTAGTTTTATTAAGGTTTATTTCCAATCCTAATTCTTTTGTATATACAGTGTAAATAAAATTTCTTTTATCTTCACACCATAGATCATCTCCGACTTTGGAGAAGTCACTAGGTCCTGTGTCCCTATTATAATATTTCTTATATATAAATTTTAAGAAAAATATATCAGTTGCAGTTGCTATATCAAATGAACCGGATGTTCCCATTCCTTGTCCAGTACCATAAACAATCTTCTCAGACTGTCCACGGACTGTCCATTCACACTTAACTACAAGATCAAACCAAGCTGTTGAAAGCTCAGGTGAATATATCTCATCGAGATATACTCTTTGTAGTTCTGCGGGAAAATTATCTGTTCAAGCACTTATGTCATAGGAATTTACTCCTGGACGTAAATGCTTAATAAGATTACTTCAACCGTTAACGTGTGAACGACTATCAGAGTGGTGACTGACGAATTTCTCAGTTAACTTCTGAACATCATCCATTAAAGGTTTTAATAAAATCTGTG